TATTCTTCAACGAACTGTGCCCTACTAAACCGATGATGGTTCTACTTGGTGAAAAAGGATCCGGCAAGTCCATGGCGCTCCGTCTTCTACTGAGGTTACTCTTTGGCCAGTGGGCGCAAGTGAGCGGCGTGCCCGTAAAACCCGATGATTTCTCAGTAACTGCCAGCCACTACCATTTGTACGCAATGGATAATCTCGATACCCTGGAGCCCTGGCTGCAGGATAAACTCGCGAGGATCAGTACCGGCGCAATGGATGAGTATCGAAAATTGTATACATCCAAAGAACTGGGGATCCTCAAATACCGCTGTTGGATTGCGGTGACAGCGAGGACGCCAGACACTCTCCGGCGTGATGATCTTGCGGATCGCCTACTCTTACTCCCTCTCAACCGCGTCAATGATGATGACCGCAAACGAGAGAGCTTATTCCTCCAGGAGATCGACAACCTGCGAAACGCCTGGTGGGGAGATATGCTGACAAGCTTGAACTCAGTAGTGAAGGAACTTCAGGACGGCGACCTTCCCGCATATTCAACCCTCCGTATGGCGGACTGGGAAGCACTTGGCCGCCTCATGTCCGTAAAAGCAGATAAGGTCGACTTGTGGGATGAGATTGTAGTCGATTTGAAGCTCGCGCAAACGAACTTCCTTGCGGATGGTGAAATTGTGATCGAGGCGATTGACGCATGGTTGAACAACTCGCTGTATTCTGCGACTTCAACCAGCAATCTCAACCGCTGGGTTACCGCCCGGGAGATCTACACTGAAGCGCAAACGACACTCTTCAATGGCAATAAGCCGGACAGCGATTGGCCACGGAGCGTGAAGGCGTTTGGAAGAAGGTTGTTGAATGTAAAGAGTATTTTAGAAAGCCGGTACGGAATGACAACACAAGTTAACCACAAACAACAAGAATACTGGTTTGATCACAAATGAAAAATAAAAGTGCCTTTAATAATTTGTTAACATTTGAGAGTAGGGGGGTTTGGGGGGTTTGGAAGGCGGTTTCCAGAAAGTTTCTAAAACCACTTTTAATATACTCTCTCGTTGACGTGGGGGGTTTACATAATTCCTGCAACCCATATCCTGCCCAAAGATTGACGATGTTAAAGAATTGTAGTGTAATTTTATACTTTTTTCAAATGGCACTTAAAACCCCCCAAACCCCCCAAATTGGAGTCTGTCATGAATAATGTTAAAAACTCCGGCACCCAGCTTGATCTTGTTTTCTGGTTTGTTTCCAGGGGGTTTTCAGTGATACCCTGTCATTTAGGAACGAAGATACCAAAAATAAAGTGGGGAAAGTATCAGAGAGAGTTACCTACTGAGAGTGAACTGATCCGGTGGTTCAGGATACCATCAAATGCTGCTGTTGTTACTGGCACCAATAACCTTGTGGTTATCGACTTCGACGACCTTACGGAGTACCTGAGGTGGTCGCTGTGGGCGGGGACGGAAGGATCACCAGCGGCAAAGCAGGTGTTGTATGATAGCTATAAGGTCCGTACCGCGAGAGGTATCCACTTATATACTCGCTGCACAAACGATGTCAAAAACCTTCACTTTGGAAAAATCGATGTAAAAGGTCGCGGTGGGTTGGTCACCTTACCTGGCTCCATTCACCCAAGTGGTGCGATCTATACCGAGTATCAAGTTGGGGAATTCCCGATCTGGTCAGAGTTAGGGGAATTGTTTCCCAAAGAAACGCTGAAACTCATGGAGAGAGTGGAAGCGCCGCGTCGTATGATCGTTGATCGCGACCTTACTGAGTATTCCACCGCTCAGGTTCTTGACATGGAAGTGGGTGTAAACGTTGAAGAAGTGAAGAGATCTCACAGGATTGAAGACTTCATAGACAACATTACCTTCACTGGCGATCATTGGGGCGTAGCAAAATGTCCATTTCACGAGGATGCGAACCCGAGCTTCTGGGTTGATACTGAGAAGCAATTATGTGGGTGTTTTAGTGGTTGTACAACGGTTCCACTGGATGTGATTAATCTCGTAGCGAGATTGAACAATTTAAGTAATAGTGATGCAATTAGATATTTAGGAGCAAAATGAACGACGAAATCAGACTGGTTGACATACTGAGAAGGAAGCCCAGGAAGGCGCGTAAGCTGGTGTACCGGGTGATCAATGAAGAGACTTACGAGTATTTCACCGTTAGTGGGGCAACGGTCGAGGGCTGTAAGGCGATCGCCGACCGGGAATGCGCGCGCCTGTGTTGGGACCAAAATAAAGTATTCTCCGAGGTAATTGATGATTAGTGATGCGGAGTGAGAATACATCTATGCCATTGACACGGCAAGAGACCGCTGACGAGTTGATAGCTACAAAGCTTGACAGACAATCGCTTGAGGCAATTCTGCAAGCGGTAAAAAGTGTCAGTGCCACAGGTTGGGGTGAAATTGTTTTGACGATCAAAAATGACCAGATTGACGAATGGAGTGCAAACGTAAGGGGAAAACCGGCGATTAATAGGAAGTAAGGGTATTGATTTTAGTAATTTTGTGCTATACTTAGAACAATTGAACAGGGTATTTACCCTAACTCGTGAGGAGCAATAGCCCCGGGGTTGTAAGTCATTTTTGACTGCAGCTTCGGGTTTTTTGTTTAACTAATTTTACGGAGGTAGAAATGAATTTTGATCAAGTGATTAATGGTGTACCCCTGATTTTTGTGGTCATGGGGCTGGTGGAGTTAGTCAAGGTGTTTGGTATCCAGGGCAAAGCACTCACCGCTACCAGTTTTGGGATTGGGCTTGTCATTGGGCTTTTGTATCAAATTAGCCTCGGTATGCCCGCTGATTACACTGGTTGGTTTGGCGCGGCATTGTTTGGACTTGCCCTGGGACTGGTAGCCAGCAAGGTCTATGATGCGATTGGCAGTGCGATGGTCAGGAAAGTAAATTTGTATGAATTTGACATTGAAGATATTGAAGAAGACTGTGAAGAAGTAAAAAACAGTGAGGCCGCCGGATGACCGAGGTAGCGGGAGTGATTCCGTTCACCGCGTGGGAGCAGGCTGTATTCTATGTTCTGCTTACCATTTTCGTTGTGTGGGTATTATCTTGGGTAGCAAAGCAAAACGCAAGCACCCGCGACTTCCAGCAATCCGAGTCTGATAAGTGGCAAAACTTTATTGCCGACCTGAACGAGAACTGGCGTAAGTTCAACAAAGAACAACGTGAACAAAACAATTGCGCGATGGCAGATGTTAACGCCGGACTTGGGAACTTGACGAAAGTCACCGAGGGGCTGGTGATGGAAGTGCGTGAGATGCGCACGGAGAGTCGGGAGATCAGCACCGCATTGGCCTTACACGACGATCAGGCTAAAGAGATCAAGCACCTGGTGGAGAATGCCAAGCCCGCGCCTAAATCACGAGTGAAGAAAAGTGACACGCCAGTTGCTTGACTTCATCGGCGGACGTGAATGTTTATGGACCTGGCACCGATTATGCGAGAAAACGGAACTGATTTGGAAAGCAGCTCATACCACACTGCTATACTGAGGATTCAATGCTAACGCCCAAACAACGTTGTTTCGTTGAGCACTATCTAACCACTTGGAACGCGAAACAAAGCGCGGAACTGGCTGGTTATGGCAGCCCGCAAAAGACCGGGTACCGGCAGCTTCACAACCCCGCGGTTCTCGAGGTTATCAATGAGCGGTTAGTTGAAATGGGCGTAAATGCCAATGAGATTGTTGCGCGGATGTCTCAGTATGTAAGAAATAATCCGGCAAGTTTTTTTATTTTTGCGGATGTGCCAGAAAAAGATCTGGATGGAAAGATACTGAGAGACGATGACGGCAATCCAATCTTACGCCGGCAAATGGTGGATATCGACTGGGGCACCTTCGAGCGGTATGGATACTTAGTAAAGAAACTAAGCTACGATCGCAAAGGGCGCCCGGTATTTGAATTTTACGATGCACAAAGAGCGCTGGAAACATTGGGCAAGTATGCGAAGTTGGATGTGGAAACTACCAGGAGCGATGGCCAAACTGTTGAGGATCTATCGGCAATTGTTGATTTGATAAAAGAAGCGGTGGGCAGCGATGAATCTTGAGAGGACAATCCCCTTTGCGCCACTGTCGAGAAAACACGCTGAGTATATTCACGGTGGTTTGGAATCCAGGATCAGTGTTGCAGAAGGCGCCATACGATCGGGAAAAACTTTGAATCACTGTATCATCGCAGCAGCAAGGCTTGAGATCTGCAGAGACAAGATCCACCTTGCCAGTGGGTCAACGATGGCAAATGCGAAGCTGAATATTGGTGTCTGTAATGGGTTTGGATTGGAATCACTATTTCGAGGTCGTTGCCGTTGGGGCAAGTTCCGGGACAACGAAGCGTTGTACATTCAAACACAGACCGGGGAGAAGATTGTTATCTTTGCCGGCGGAGGAAAAGCGGACAGTTACAAACGGATCCTGGGCAACTCGTATGGGATTTGGATTGCTACTGAGATCAACGAACACTACGATTGCCCTGACAGCCGGACGAGTTTTATCAAAGTGGCCATGGGTCGACAGGCCGCGGCACTGGATCCACTGATCCTTTGGGACCTGAACCCCTGTAATCCCAATCATTCGATCTACGCTGACTACATTGACTTATACCGAGAGCAAAAGCTACCGGGGTACCAATATCAGCACTTCACGTTGGAAGACAATCTCAGTATTACTGAGGAACGAAGGGACGAAATTAAAGCTCAGTATAATCCCGAGTCCGTTTGGTACAGACGTGATATTTTGGGCCAACGTGTAATTGCTGAGGGGTTGATATTCAGACAATTCGCAGACAACCCCGACAAGTGGATCGTGAAGAAAGCGCCAGAGGATCTGCAGTTCGTTACCTACGGATTGGACTTCGGCGAAAACCACTCGCACACGGTCTTTGTTGCCACTGGTATACGGCGGGGTGGGCGCGGGGTTGTTGCCCTGATGGAACATAAGTTGAAGAGCAAAGGCGTGGATCCAAGCAGGATTGAAGCGGAGTTTGTGGATTTTGTAATCAAAGGTATGGAGAAATACAAAGGTCCACGTCACACTTACGCATTTTGCGACCACCCTGAGACGATCGTCAACGGAATTGCGAAGGCGCTGTATCAGAAAAAACTGCCGATTCAGGCGGTCATGGCACAAAAAGAGGAAATCCGCACACGGATCTACGCACAAGAGAAGTTATTGAACCGCGAGCAGATGCAGATTATGGAAGAATGCCGGGGATTGGTCTACTCACTCAGTAATCAAGCTTGGGATCCGGCAAAACAAGAGGATACGCGTTTGGATAATGACCCGGACGTTGCTGATGTGGCTGATGCCTGGGAATACTCCTGGGAAGCCTTTATTGACGAAATAGGAGTACGATAATGGACCAGAAAAAAGTTATTGATGTAATCAAACAGCTAACCGGTAGGGATATCGTTGTTACCGACACCATGTACGAAAAGATCAACACCTGGCGGGATTGGCTGAATGGTGAAATTGACGGGTTCTATGAGTACACCATGAGCGTCGACCTGGCTACCAATCGGACTGCCAAAATGAAACGTCATCGGACGGACATGTTCAAACGCGCGTGTGAGGATTGGGCTTCATTGTTACTCAATGAGCTAACTGTGTTTGAGCTTGACGATAAAGCAAGCGGAGAGTGGCTCCGGGGCGGTCATGGCAATGGCGGAGTACTCGGAGACAATGACTTCTGGAGAAACGCAAACGAGTTGATCATGGTATCCCGTTGGGCTGGGACCGCGGCATTGGAGGCGTACGTGGAAGGCGGCACGGTGGTTGCTGACAGTGGCCAACTACTGAGCGGCAAAGACATTGGTATCAATTATCTATCCGGAGATCAGATTATTCCCATTAGTCACCGCAATGGCATCATCAAAGAAGTGGCATTCGTCTCCGAGAAAAGTATCGGTGATGGGAAAAAGAACTACGATGTGAGTATGCATCTGTTGGAAAACGAGTTGTATACGATCAGTTATTTTACGATCGATAAGGATGGAAAGGTAATTGGTAAACCGGTCGTTGTTCGCACTGGCAGCCCGGTTCCATGGTTCTCGGTAATCAGAAAAGCCGGCTACAACCGCTATGACCCGGCGGGTCCATTTGGGTGCGGCATTCTTGACGGCAACGAGGACATTCTGAAGGGTTTGGACACTGCCTTCGATAACTTCATTGTTGACTTTACATTGGGCCGCAAAATGGTGTTCATGAACAGCACTTTGTTTACCCAGGATGATAAGGGGCGGTTCATTGCTCCCCAGATGATGGGGGATTCGCTGTTTATCAATGTGGGAGATCGGCTCAAGTCAGAAAAATCTCTGCTTGAGGAATACAACCCACAGTTACGGGTCCAAGAGAATGCGGACGGTGTCCAACGGATGTTGGATATATTCTCATTCAAGATCGGCCTCGGTAAAGGATTTTACAAACTCGATGAAGATGGGATGGTGAAGACTGCGACGGAATACACCGGCTCTAAACAAGGCTTAGTCCGCAATGTGGCCCGTGAAATGATTGGTGTTGAAGCAGCTTTGAAACAGCTGATAGAAGCGGTGTTATGGATTGGGGAGAATGTTCTTCACATTCCGGGCGTCAAGCACGAGGAAGATGTGCGGGTAATCGCAGATGATTCCTACATTGCCGATGAATATACTGAGCGCAAAGTGTGGCAGGAAGAGGTCGCCCAGGGGTTGCGGTCGAAAGCTGAATATCGTAAGCGTTTTATGGGTGAATCGGACGGAGAAGCTAAGCTTGCGATTGATAATATTCGATCAGAATCCCCGGTACTTACTGACTTACTGAGTACACAACAGGATCACTGATTGTCAGCGCAGATGTAACAAGGTTGGTAGCGTAGGCAGATGTTTTCTCTTTATCACCTCGACGATCTCGCAAAGGAAGCCTCCAAGGGTATCGCCCGGCTAAATTCCGATATTCTCCGGGCACTCGGTAAAAGGGTCGCACTGGCACAAAGCGGCGGATTTGACCGTATTTTATTGCTTACAGAGGTGGATAGAGAAGCAGATGAACTTTTTTTGAAAATTCTGAAAGAACTCGACCGGTCTACCGCCACAGCTGGGGAAGTGTATTCGCAGGCTGCGAAGTTAGCCTATGAGGGGATGAATAAATATTATGCTGCCAGGGGGCTTACTCAGATCCCGATCGAACAGCAGAGAGCGATTGTCAATTTCGTGAACGCCACGGCAAGCAATACGAAAAACACCTTCATGAACCTCAGTAACACGAGCGC